CCTTGGCTTCCGTCACCGCAGTCACCGTGGATGTGCCAGCCTTCGTGTCCAAGCTCTTCTATCTCAGCGTCGAAAGCCTGCTCGAACGTTTCCCACACTTCACCGTCGATGCCAAGCTCAGCGCTCTCGTCGTAGAGCTTCCGGTTAACGTCCTTGAGCCAAGGGACGCATCCGTGACAAAGGTGGAGCGGCGCTTGTGCTCCTTGCCTGATAGCAGCAGCTAGCTCGCGTGCGGCGTCTTTGCCGTGCTCCTCCGCTTGATCGTGCAGCGCGTCTTCCTTCGTTTTATACGTCGGGCTTGCGTCTGAGAAGAGCGGTGCTCCGTGGCTCCCGATCGCTTCCACGTAGCGCTCCGGTCCGAAGCAAGGAAGCGCGCGCTTCTGATCGTCATCCTCCATAAGCGATGCGATCATCGCAGCTTTCACCTTCGCTTCCTGCGCTGCAGCGCGTCCGGGCTCGTCGTCTGCGTCGATCGTGTCGAGCTCGTCGAGCGCTTCCATCACGCAGTGCCTGTCGTCGCCGAATGCGGGGAAGAGGAGCTCGACGCGCTCTTGTAACTCGTATAGGGCTTTATCGCTGTCGATCGCTGTGTCCACGCGAGCGTCCAGCGCTGCTCGCCAAACGCCAGCTAGCGCGCATCGGAGCTCGACAAGCTCGCGCTCCTTTGCCGTTGCTGCTTCCTGATGACGCTTCGCGAGCGCGCACGCTTGCCGTGCTCCTTCTTCGTTGCCGTCGCTTCGGTCCATCGCTTGTCGTAGGGCTTCTTTCGTCGTCTCGTAGTCCGGCATCACCGATCGAAGCTCGTCTATCATACGCTCAAAAAGGACGGCAGCGCTCTCCTGCTCTTTGTTAGGACCGAAGGTCGCGCGCTTGTGCTTGTGCTTCGCTCCACGCTCGTAGTAGCGGATAAGGTCCGCTAGCGTCTTGATCGATCCGTGCTCGTCCTTAAGCTCGCGCTCCTCTTCGTCGAGCTCCTTCTCCATCGCTGCTCGCCATGCGCGCGCGTCTGCTTCAAGCTCTCGCTTCTCTTGCTTCGTCATCTTTGTTTCCTCTCACCTGTGACGATGCTACCGTCTGCCGTGATGATCATGCCAGCGAAGAAGAGCAGCGCCGACTCCTGCTTCTGTCCTTCGATCTCTACGTACCACGTAAAGTCGTGCTGGTAGACGCTCGCTCTGCTCTGCCACGCGTTCATCCGGGCTTTGGTCGTCGCGGTCATCCACGCTCCGTCGTCGAGCTTCACGCTTCCATCGGGGTAGAAGGTTACCACGTCCGTCGTGTGATACTGGATCGCCACCGGTCGCGGCTCTCCTGGTTTGATCCATCTGCCGTGCTCGTCGCAACAAACCCGGTGGACCGTGGTTGCTTTGATGCTAGGCACGTTGTAGGGCTTGTTGTTCCTTTTCCCCATAAAGTGTGCCAGCTCCGCGTAATTCGTCTGATGCTGCTTCATCATGCTCGCTCTCCTTTCCCGTAAGTTTGTAGCACCTTGCGTACGAGCGCTCGTGCTGCTGCCAGCGCTCTTGCGTCCTTGATGTTCAGCGGCGACTCCATCGCTACCACGGGCTCTAGCACGTCGTAGAGCTTCTGATCGATCGTCTCTAACCGTCGTAGTGCTTGGCTCATCCTCATCGCTTCCGGTCCTTTCGTCTTTTCCCACGCGAGTCATCCGCTCGCGCTCCTCCTCTTTCGTGCGGGGCTCTTCGCGCTGCTCCGCGTCGCGCTCCTCTTCGGTCATACGCGCTCCTCCTCTTTCATCGATGAGCCGTCCACGCGACGAGCGCTCGCTCGTGCTCTCGCTTCCGGCTCCGGGTTGGCTGTCTCTTTGTGTCATCGGGCTTGCTCCTTCACCTCCCATTAAAACACAGGAGGGACCCGGTGTCAAGCTTCGTTTCCCGCTTCGGTCGCTCTGCGCTTCGGTCTTTGGCTCCTCCTGGTCGATCCTTCTTCCATGGGAACCCCACCGGGCTCCGGGTCCGGGGAGCGGGAGCGGGCTCCACACATCCGGCTCCTGGTTCCCCGGACCTTCGGTCCTTCCGGGTCCCATCCCCGATACCTAACGCAGAGGAGCCAACTAGCAAAGGACAACCGACAAGCAGGAGCCCGGAAACGGGGAGCCCGTACGGGAGGAGGTGGGCAGGAAGGGCGGTCTCCCTGTGGCTTGCCATCCAGATTCTGGCTCCCGGTATCCGGTACGGGCTCCGATTAATCAGAAGCGGGCTTCCGGGTATCGGAAAACGGGTTTAGCGGTCTCAACCACAATCGGTTGTAGTTGGGATAGTGCGTATCCACAATCGGTTGTGGGTCCTCCCCCGAAAGGAGAAAACGGGCGGGGGCCGGGGGGGTCCTCTTTCTCTCTACGCGCTCGCATTTGTCCGGATTTCGTTTGGCCCACCATATGCCGGGTGAGACACTTGGGTGAATGGTCGAGGGACGGTATAAGAGGATGAAAGTGGGGGATGCCGGTCCCCTTCGGGGACCGTCGAAAAGGGATCGGGATCGGGAAGGATCGGGATCGGGGACCGGGGACCCGTTACCGCCGCGCGCACGTACGCGCGAGGGAGAACGCCGGATGAAGGTACGGCATGGAAATCAAAGGACCGGTAAGGTTAGGGCTGAGCCGCACGCGAAGGTCAAGCCCGGACCGCAAGCCGGGTCCCGTGCGTGCATATCAATCCTTCCGTCCGGTGATCCCTGTAAGAACGAATTCACATCGTCTTGGCCGGGAGAGCGCATCTGCCCGGCGTGTAGAAGGAGGTTTAAAGAGGTGCGCAACAGGGCGAGACCCATACCCCTGCACGTAAGTGAGGAGGCAAACGAGGAGGAGGATAAGGACGATGGATAAGCAGGAGCGGAGGGCCGCACCGAGGCGATTCACCTTAGACGAGCTTCGGGCCATACCCGTATTGAGGACGGCGCTGGACAAGCAACTGACCTACGAGGAAGAGCTACAAGAGGACGCCTCCAGGGGCTGTCAGACCTCGTGTCAGGTAAGTTTCGAGGTCGGCCCAATGTTGGGCCAAGAAGAGGATATAGGAAAGGATTTTGAAGGCCGGGAAATCGTCGCCCGACAGTTCACGGTAGACGACCTGCGGCGTCTTCACTGGCGGACGCGCGAACTTGCGCAACGTTACCGTTCCGGTGAGGAGAAGGAAGAAGAATACTTGTTGGGGCTCCAGCTTGCGACGATGCGGTATTTGCGTTGGCTGAGGGTCGAGATGGCCGCCGTTATGAACAAGGAATCCGAGAAGGAGATAAATGATGGCGAGAAAGAAGAAGGTGAAGAAGGAGCCAGCACCGGAGCCGGAGGCGGTTGAAGAGGCGGAAGTTGCCGCCCCGGTAGAGGACGCTCAGAGCTTCGAATGCGGTACGCCAGCCGAGGCCACTAGGCTAGGCGAACAGATGAGGGCGTCGGGAATCAAGGTGGCCATCCGGAAGACCGTGGTAATAGCCGAGCCGGAAACGAACGAGGACCGGATAGTTGAGGCCATAGCCGGTTGCGGCGTCATAAGTGAACAAGGTACGACGGCGTGGCCCGGCGCGGACGGCCCCTGAGATGAGCAGCGGCACCGGGTCCTTCTTTGACGAGCTGGCCGCGTCGCTTGAGAACAAGGATGTAATATCCTGTTCGGAGTGGACGCGCCAGCACAGGCGCATTGGCGGGGCTCCATGGTCCTTCTCCCGTTATCCCTATCTTCGGGAAATCCACGATTGTCCGGCCCGGCGCATCGTCATCAAGAAGGGCGCGCAGATGGGCATTACCGAGGCGATGCTGAATGTGACGTTTCATACGCTCGACGTAAAGGGGAAGGACGTGCTGTACGTCCTCCCGACGAAGGACCCGGACGCTTCCGACTTCACGAGGGCGCGATTCGACCCCGCCCTTGAATCGTCTCCCCACCTCTCGGAGATGTTCACGAACGTGTCGAACGTCGGCCATAAGCGCGCCGGGTCACTTAATCTGTTCGTGCGCGGGTCCAACTCGCGTTCCGGGCTCAAGACGATACCGGTGGCGCTCGTCATCCTTGACGAGTACGACGAGATGATGGCGGAAAACCTACACCTCGCGGAGGAGCGGTTATCCGGTCACGTGGGCGGCGTGATGATAAGGCTCTCGACTCCCACCATCGAGGAATACGGTATAGCGAAGGAGTGGGGGCGCTCCGATCAACGTCAGTATTGGTTCCCCTGCCCGTACTGCCATAAACCTATAAAACTCGAATGGCCGGAAGCCTTCTACGTCGAAGAGCCTGAGTTACCCAAGACGGCTGAGATCATCTGCCCCCTCTGCAAGACGCCCATGCCCCGCGCCAAGAAGATTAAGGCCATGTGTCGCGGAGAGTGGCGGGCCACCGAAGCCTCCGACGTTGCCGGGTTCCACATCAACCAGCTATACAGCCCCACCTTAGAGGCGTTCGAGATCGCGGAGAAGTGGAGGGACGCGCAGCACGATCAGCTGGCCGAGCAGGAGTTCTATAACTCTAAATTGGGAATGGAGCATTCACCAGCCGGGAGTCGCGTCCAGCCGGACCAGATAGAGAGGTGCATCTCTAACTACGCTATGCAATACACCTCAGCCGGGGCTTGTATGGGGGTAGACGTCGGTAAGCTCATTCACTTCGAGATCGCGGAATGGAAAGGTAAGGTGAAGCGGGTCCTTCAAGTGGGAAAGGTGATCGAGTTCCGGGAACTGGTTCCGATAATGAGGGCGCATAATGTCTATTGCTGCGTGGTGGACGCTCGCCCGGAGACCCGCGAGGCTCGCCGGTTCCAGATGACCATGAATCAGACTTCGAAGATAGTATGGCTGGCCTTCTACTTGCCCATCAAGCAGTTGATTAAGAAAAACGACGAGCAAGCTACCATTGACTTACACCGCACGGAGTCCCTGGCCATGGCGCAGAGCAGGTTTATTGAGGGCTCGGTCGTGCTCCCGTATGATGTACCTACGGAGTATAAAATGGGGATACGCGCGGTCACGCGCGTCATTCGAGAGACCGGGAAAAGGGAGCCGGAAGCCGTGTACGTAAAGACCGGCCCGGACCATTACGCCCACGCGGATAATTATTGCGAGATGGCGCGCGTGGTCCGACCGTTCGGCATCTTTCGCCCCATGGGACCGGATGACGTTCCGTTCGGTGATAACTTCCTCAGGACGTTGACGGGAGGGATGGTCCCGTGACGAAGACTAAGGATATGATACACCTCGTACCCTTCGATGAGCTGTCGAAAAAGAAACAGCGCGGTATAGTCGAGGAGCTTGGTCCGCCGATGACCGATGAGGGGGTCATTCGGGCGTATTACAATAGACGGGCGCTCGGATGCGGGTATCGCTGGCACGAGTTTTCACCTAAGGGATTTCAACGCTGCACCGCCTACAAGAAAAATAAACGTGAGAGGAAGGGTCTCCAGTGCCGCTATTGGTCCATTCCCAGTAAGGATAAATGTAAGTTTCACGGGGGTCTGAACCCCATCAAGCACGGGATGTATTCGAGGTACAAGCAAGGCACGTTGGCTGAGAAGGCCGAGGAGTTCGCCGCCGAGCCGGGTATAAAGAGCCTTAGGGAGGAAGTGGGCATCCTGCGCGCCATGTTAAATAGACAGTTGGAGAACGAGGATGATTCCGGGATCGTGGGGTTGGTTGATACCATCAGGAAGACGGTGACGGCGCTGGTGCAGATTGAGGAAGGTCTCAAACTGACGCTGGACATCACGCAGGTGCAGGCCATGATCAAGCAGGTGACGGTTGTGATACAGGAGGAGGTCGCGGACGCGGAGTCGGTCAGTAAGATAGCGGACAGGCTTCGGAGGTTGGACGTTCTTCCCCGCCCAATGGCGGCTGAGGTTGTGGGGGCTGAAACATGATGCTCATGGACCCAATTAGTCATTCGGAATTGAATTTTAAGGTCAACGCCGCCGAGAAATCGGCCCCGTGTATGGGGTCCATCCTGGAACTGGCTAGTGCTCTCATACAGGCCCGGCGCGCCTCGAAGCCTAGGGTGCTGGCCATGGGCGCGCACGCCATTAAGTTAGGGCTCAGCCCGATCATTATATCGCTGATCAGGAAACGGATATTTGACAGGCTCCTGGTCACGAGTTCGGTGCTCATCCACGATTACGAATTATCCGTTCTCGGCGCGACAAGTCAAGATGTGGATGAGGGTTTAAAGGACGGCACGTACGGTACGTGTGGTGAGACGGCGGAGTACGTGATGATGGCGGCCAAGGAATCCCACGAGCATCGAGGGTTGGGCGAGACCGCTGGCCATCTTATAAGGGAATGCGACGGCGAAGATTCTATTCTTGCGGCGTGTGTTGAATCCAGGGTCCCCGTGGCCGTGGTGGTCGCTCTCGGAGCCGATACCGTGCACTGGCATAAGGGGTTCGACCCGGCGTTGATCGCCGATGCGGCGTACATTACGCTATTACAAGTACCCGGATGGGTAGATGCGATGCACGATGGAGGCGTCTGGCTCAACGCCGGGTCCGCAGTCCTGCTCCCCGAAGTCTTCTTAAAGGGCCTCATGGTCGCGAGGCACGTAAGTCACGGGGAGAGGCCGCACGGGTTCACGACCGCCGTAATCGATCGGGAGGTATTGTATAGGCCGATGGAGAACGTGCTGAGCCGCCCAGGCGGGCATGGCATCTTTATTCGGGCTTCATTAGAGTTCGCGTGGCCGTCACTACAATTGATGGCGTTATCAATACAGGAGGGAGAGAACCATGTTTGAGGGACGGAAGAGACGTAAGGAAATAACGCGCCTGGAAGAAGAAATGCATATAGCGCGCCTTACTGCGGCCAAGGCTCTTTTCGAGTCGGCCAACCTAGGCGAGAGCATCCAGTCCAATTACGCCGATCCAGACCCGGATGAGGCAGAGTGGAGCCCCATATATACCAAGGGCTCGGCGGGCCGGGCGCTTACGGGATCGACCCACGAGACTATGCGTAAGGAGGCGAGGACTCTCGCCTTAACGAACCCGCACGCTCGTGGCGTACTGAGGTCCCTGGTTAAGTTCATACGCGGCCAGGGGTTCCAATTCAAGCTGTTGTGCGAGGACGCAGTCATCAAGGCCAGCGCCGACGACTACTGGTATGACTTCTGTAGGAAAAACAAGTGGGTGAGGCGCGAGCGCGAGATTATCCATAGAACCTTTCGCGACGGTGAGTGCTTTATTCGCTTCTTTGATAACGACCGGGGTACGGACGTGCGCTTCGTCGATCCCAACCTCATCGGCGCGCCGCCTGAGAAGGTGGACGTGTCCGACGGCATCTTTACCCAGAGCGATGACGCTGAAACGGTTTTGGGGTATTACGTCAAGAGCGGTTACAATGAAAGCGATGCCAAGCTGTTGACGGCGGCGGAAATGCAGCATATAAAGATTAACGTGGATTCGGACGTGATGCGTGGAATCTCGCAGCTTTGGTGCATCAGGCGCAGGTTGCGCCAGTACGATACGTGGCTGCAGGACAGGCTCGTGCTGAATAAGATCAGGACGGCTATAGCCATGGTCCGGTCGTGGGAGGCCGCGTCGCCCGATCAGCTCCTCGCCTTCGCCGAATCCCAAAAGACGGAGACCAAGACCGACTCCAAGACCGGGGACAGTTATCGAAGTAAGATGATTCATCCGGGATCGATAGTCGATGTACCGGCTGGGATGACGCTGGAGTTTAAGTCGCCGAACGTAGACGCGAGAGACGTGGCCGTGGACGGTCGCGCCATCTTGCTGTCGGTGAGCGTGGGTGCTGGTCCCCCGGAGTATATGGTCACGGGCGACACCAGTCAAGCCAATTACGCCAGCACGATGGTGTCCGAGAGTAACGGGGTCCGCGAGTTCCAAGACTGGCAGCAAGTTTTCGGTGAAGAATTCCATGAGATATGGTGGAGAGTGATCGAACACGGTATGCGCCTGGATGAAGTAAAGAAGCAGGTCAGGAACTACAAGCTCCAAGTTGTAGGCCCCTCAATGATCGCCCGCAAGCCCTTTGACGACGCGAGAGCCGGTCAAATTCTCAGCCAGCACGGCGTCATGTCTCGCGAGACGTGGGCGGCGCGCGAGGGGTTGAATTACCCGGAGGAGATGAGGCGCATGGCCGCCGATGAATACAGCATTCAAGCAGGCGGCAAGCCCCCCGATGCCGATGAAGAGGAGGAACCTGAGGAGGAGGCGTGATGGTCATCGACTCCAAGGGCCTTGCCAGAATCCAACAAGACTGCGCCGACGACATCGTAGCCTACACGCTCGCGCTGGTGTGGCAGTCTCAAAAAATCGCCAAGTCGGCGATGGGAAGACTGGCTGCGGTCCACGACGATATAAATAAGAAGATGAGATGGGGATACCCTATTCCGGACGGGGCCGAGCCCCCGGTGATGATAGACGCCGGGGCGAAGGAGCGCTTGGTACTTGATCTCGTGAACATACGCGGGCAGGCTATAACGATTGAATACAACAGGCTGCGTGAATGGCTTATGGAACAGGCTCCCGTCGATTACCAAGTGATGGAGTACGCCACCCGCGAGTTTCCTAAAATGGAAATAACCGAGGCCGAGGAAGAGCGTACGTTTCCCCTGAGCGAGACGCATGTTGATTGGAGAGATTTCGCACGTAAGGCGCACGTGTTTAGGGCTCCGGGAGAAGCGGAAGTGGTCAAAGCTATCATGGCTCCGGCACTGTGGGACGGCAAGTCGATACTTGACCGGTTTGATGATTTGGGGGAGATCGAGCGTCGTGCCATATCGTCATCCATCGCTACGTCGCTGCGCGAAGGCGAGGATATGGCGCGGGCCTCGCGTCGGTTGCGTGGGGTGACGAATACGACCGGGAGGCGCGCCAGTACGATCGCTCGTACGGAGATTATGCGCGTGAGTGACGAAATGAGGTTTTCGTTCTATGACAGCAGCAAAAACGTAATCCAGGGTCTGCAGTTTATGGCCACCTTGGACGAGCGGACGTGTGAAGTGTGCGCGATGTTTGACGGAATAGAATACTTTTATGAGCATCCGCCGCTGATTATGGACATGCCTCACCCCCCGATACATCCACTGTGCCGGTGCACCACGGTCCCCATCTCGCGGTTCTGGGAGATACTCGGTGTGCCCCCTCGTCCAGGTACTCCAGGAGGCTACCGAGCCGGGACGGGTATCCGCGTCAGTATGGATACGAACTTCGGCACATGGCTCCGGCGTATGGAGGAGAAACAGTCCGGGTACGGAAGACGCATCATCCGCAGTAAGGCCCGGTACGAGGAGTGGCTGGGTGGGGCGGACCTAACCGACATCGAAGGTATCAAGCGCATGGCCGTCAACATGGGCGCTCTCCCGGTATCGTAAGGTTGGCCGTTAACGTTCCCTGTTGGTATAAGAGATGAAAGAGGAGGAGTGTAGAAGATGCCCTGGACGACCGCCGACGTTGCCAGTAAGACGAAGGCCGCTAAAACCAAAGCCCAAAAGGAACGATGGGTCAGCGTAGCCAACAGCGCGCTGGCCTCCTGTATAAAGGAACGCGGAGCGTCGGCAAGGGGCCGGTGCGAAGGATACGCGATACGAGTGGCGAACGCAGCTGTTAGAAGGGGGGTGGCTGAGAGCAAAATGGACGACTTTATCGAAGTAACGGAGGCTCTGTCGGGGATTGGCCCGGACACGCGCATAGATAGAGAAAACCGCGTCATTCACAACGTTGCGGCTTTATCCCCGAACTCGGAGAACGAGAGATTTTACGAACCATCGGCCATGAGTCAAGCGGTCGGACTGTTGGAGGGCAAGAAGGTATTCTGCGATCACCCGGATTTGAGGGACCTCAGTAAGACGAGATCGGTGAGGGATTTGATAGGCCGCTTACGTGCGGTCAACATCGCGGCCAGTAAAGTTCGGGCCGATTTCCATGTGTTAAAGGGTCAGGAGTGGGTAATGGACCTTGCTGAATCTGACCCGGACGCGGCGGGGCTCTCCATCAACGCGCGGGTCCTCGCCCGTCGAGGCAGCGATCCGCTCAAAATAGTCGGCTTCGATAAGATACGCTCCTGCGATTTAGTGACCGAGCCCGCTACCACCAAGTCGATTTTCGAGTCAAAGACACCCACTGAGGATATAGTGGACGTACTGAAAGATTCCGTGGATGACATCATAGGGCTCCTGGAAAATCAGAGAGCCGATGTCCTTGAAGCAATCAGAGAGGAGGTGAAAACCGATATGGACGAGAAGGCTGTCATAGCCGGTCTGACGACCGAGCGCGACGGACTCAAAGTGGAAGTGGACGAGCTTCAAACCAAGATGGACGCGTTGGAGGCAGAGAAGAACAAGGACACGCGGCTCTCGATGGTGGAGCAGAAGATAAAGGACGCGAAGCTGGCTGATGGGATCGTTTCCGACTTCTTTAAGGAGCAGCTCCTAGAGGCAGAGGACGAAAAGGCAATCGACGCGCTGATTGCGGATCGCGTGAAGTTGGCTACGGCTGGAAATACGCCGACCTCTACTGTAGGTGGGGAGCCGGAGCTAACATCAGAACAGCTTGTGGAGGCGATACGGGGCTCGGAGTAGAGGCCGAGTCGAGTAATTTCCCGGAAAGCGGACGAGCAAAACAAAGGGAGATCGAAGAATGGCAGATACGGCTAGACATGCAAGAGGCTACTCTGAACCAAGAATGATGGGAGTGGCCAGTGCAACGGTCATTGAGATCGGCGACCTGCTGTGGTACGACGTGGCGAATAACAACGTCATCAACATGGCGGCGCTGGTCTTCACCGACCTTGCAGGCGGGCAGCTCCGGAGTCATTTCCTGTTTGCGGGCGTCGCGCTCAGCGCGAGCGCCACCCTCAAGACCGATGACATCCGGGTAGCGACGGCAGGCGTGTTCAGGATGGCCTGCGGGTCGGCTGCGTTTGCGCTGAACGACCTCGTAGGCATCGACGACAACGCTGGCGCGACCGCATACATGGACCAGCAGGTTATTCAGGTGACTGACCCGCAACTCGCTATAGGGCGCGTGGCGAAGGAATACGCCGCTGTCGCGACCGAGATCGAGATCGAGATCATGCCCCGCATCGTGCGCGGTGGTTGGGGTCCGGAGCCGATTCGGCTCACGGTAGCCTGCGCGACCGATGGCACGACCACGTACATCATCTTCCCCACGGCGACCAGCGCCGAAGGCGCGCCGTTCAAGTTCCGCGTGCAGGATTGTCACATCATCAAGACGCACGCCAACGGTGGAGCAGGAGACACGTTGGAGTTGAAGAACGTGGCGAACGTCATCGGCACTGTGGTTTGCAACGTGAACGACACACTGCGCGCCGACGTTCCAGGTCTGAACGACGCGTACCACGACGTGGCCGAAGGCGCGCTGTTCAGCATCACGGCGACCAAGGCAACGAGTTCGCAGATGATCGCGTACATCGACATCCAGCCCATTTAACTAGGCTCTAGACTGTAGGAGGAGGTGATTACACTTGAAAGGCATCGTTTTAAAGAATCTGGTTGAAACGAAAGGCTCAAGGGCGGTATCGAGGCTCTTGGGCGACCTCCTGAGGGAGGGCAAGGTTCAGCCGGACGACTTCTCGGTGCAGGAGTTATGGGAAGCGCTGGTTGGCAGAATGAGCAAAACTCTGCCCACCGCTTACCGCAAGTCCGGATTTGTGGACGTAGCGGAGGCGGCTGTGGACACCACGGCCTTCGCAGACATCATGGGTCAAATCCTGATGTCGAGAGCCATGAACACCTACGCCGGGCAGGGTTATATCGGGGATAGGCTCGTCGATACCATTCGTACCACCAAGTTGGCCGAAAGGGCTCCCGGCTTCACGCTGCAGAACGACGTGGCCGAGGTAGACGAGGGTATGCCTTACCCCGAAAGCGGAATGGGCGACCAGTACGTGTCGTTCCTCTCAGGCAAGAAACGCGGCGTCCTCCTATCCATCACGGAAGAGGCGATTTTCCGGGACGAGACCGGATGGCTGTTGCGCTCAGCTGGGGAAGTCGGCGACTACGTGAGGGCGGATAAGGAAGGCCGCATAATCAACGTGGTTACCGGTACGACCAACGCTTACCGGATCAACGGTACGAACACGGCTCTCTACAGCGCGACCGCCGCAAGCGCCGGTGGGCACGGCAATCAGACCGCCGCAAATGCGCTCGTCGATTGGACCGACATCGATGTGTGTTTGCAGCTTATCGCTCTGCAGCGGAGAGTGGACCTGACGACCCCGGTTAGCATCGTGCCGACTCAGATGCTAGTGCCTTACGCTCTGTTTGCGAAGGCTTCCATGATCCTGAACTCGACCGCGATCACCGATGTCAACGCGACGACCACGCCGCGATATCATCGTGAGAATCCGTTCCTGAACGCGTTCGAGCTGCTTACGAGCGTGAGGTTGGACGCGATCCTGGCTACCACGTGGTATCTGATGAACGGTCCGAAGGCGTTTGTCTACCGTGAGCACTGGCCGTTCCAGGCTTTCCGCCGGGATCGAAACACAGAGGATGGCTTCAAGGCGGACATCGTTGCTCAGTTCAAGTTCCGTGAATGGGGGACTGCGGAGGTCATCGATCACAGGTGGACGTACCAATGTCCCGGAGCGTAAAAGGACGTACTGATGCCATTCTACTACTACAGGAAGGGCAAGAACGGCAAGACCGATCGGGTCGAACTCACGACTCCGACCGAGATGCTGCTCCTTGACATCCTGTTGGAGGAGAGGCGCATCGGTGAGGCGTTACGCAAACTGTCGGGGGTCCCGTCCGAGCAGGTCGGGGCTCCCGGCATTTCGGTTTAGGTGAGTGGCATGGCGACATACCCAACGGAAGCCGAGTTGCAGGCGCGCAGAGCGGCGATAGAGGCGACGTTACTTGATATGGCCGTAAACCCCAAGCCTAGCTATCAAGTGGACGATAGGCGGATTGAATGGAATTCGTACGCGCGGGAGTTGCGGCTGCAGTTGCGCGACCTCAACCAAGCTATAGCCGCGCTCCCGGCCTTCGTCGAGACCCGATTCGACGACCCGACTGGATTATAGGATTGAATGATGGCTGGCGTAGTGGACCATTTCAAGACCGACTTGGACTTTATGTTCAATGAGCAGGCCGTGTCCGTAACGTACAGACAGAAGGAGACTGCGGGCAGCAGCTTTACTGCCAGTACGGGCGTCATCGTTCGAGCATTCGAGGATATTGCATTGAGCGCTATTCGGGTTCGGCTGAACGTTCGAGAGGCGGAGGCTTCCGGGGGCATCGCGCAGGTGGGCGATTGCCGATTCTCGTTTCAGGCCGATGAATTGCTCGCCGGTTTTGTTGAGGGCCAGACCGAGCCCAAGGCCGAGGATAGGATTGTTGACGGTGCTGAGACCTTCCACGTTATTGGGCATATCTTGTCTTCTGATGAGAACGTCGCGAAGGTCTATTGCAGGAGAGAGTGACGAATGCGGGCAAGCTCGTTTCTAGCCAACGTCAACCGACTGGCGACTCAGGAGTCCAGAGAATACGCCGAACTCTGCGTGCTCAACTTCGAACATATGCGGTTCAGCAGGCAGATACGCAAGCTGATGAAGGTAGTGCCCGAAAAGGAAGTGGACTTGATAAAGGCGTTGGGCGTCAAGGTCATTCAAGGTGTTGTGCCTAGGACACCGGTAAGGACCGGGCGCGCGCGCGCGGGATGGTGGCGGGCGGCTACGGCCTTCGCGTTCAAGGCTCCAGAGATGGTTATTTCGGCCATGACCGGGGGTGACCGAACCGGGGTCGCGGAAGGTATGGAGATGGGCGAGTACAGTGAGAATTTTGTAGGCCCGAACAAGTACATCGAGATAATCAACGCAGTCTGGTACATCGTCTTGTTGGAGTTCGGGCGCAGCAGCCAAGCCCCGGACGGTATGCTCCGGGTGACGATGCGCGAGATACGCGCGGACATCCAATACTTCTTACGCGGTCGTGGCGGGTTTTTTGCCGACGCTGTGAGGTCAACGTGACGGTAGATATCGAAGACATTCAAACAGGGATCATGAGCGCGATTTCGAGCGCATGGAGCGCCACGGCTGTGAATTGGCCCGGCGTCGAGTTCTCGTCCCATGGCCTTACTGAATGGATTCAGCCGATAGTGAGCCCGATTAACGGTTCTCCTTGCCGACGCGGCGAGCAGCACCAGCGCGGCATGTTGCTGGTCCACGTCTTCTTCGTCGCTGTTGCGGCCACGAACGCTTACCGAATACATGAACTCGCGGACCTCTTGGGCGCTATTTTTAACCAGACCGATGTCGTGACTCCGGCGGGCAGGGACATCCGCTTTGAGGAGGGCGATTTCGGCTACCTGCGCGCTCCGGGTCCGCATAACCCGATAGATGCTCCGTTCGAGGGGCTGGTGTCCGGTACGGGGAGATACCCGTTCTTTCTGATAGAGAAAACTTAAAGGAGGTGATTTGATTGGCTGGCGAAGGCAAGGTCACCAAGAACCTGAGGGACGGACAATTAGTTATACAGGATAATGCTGCGGTGAACACCATCACCTTGGCGTTGGAGGAAGGGAACCTCAGCTTCACGGTAACGAAGAACGTGATCGAGGTGCTCGATCGCGGTGTTCTCAGCCACATGCGACAGGGCGACGAAGTGCCTGTAACCTTGTCGTTCGGTATCAAGTTCATAGAGTTCTATACCAGCGGCGACGACGAGACCCTTTATGAGGCCGTGATGAACGAAGCCGGGGGCGCTGCATGGATCTCTACGAATGACGATGGCGGGGATGTTTACACGGTGGATATGCTCTTCACCATCGCGACGCCGACAAGTGGCGAAGAGGCTGAGATCATCACGTTCACGAAGGTTCGAGGCAATTTCACGTTCAACGAAGGAGACGAGTACAACACATTGGCCTTCGATGGTACGGCGTTCCAGACCGCGCCGACGATCGCTAAGGAATCGTAACTCCGGCGATGATCCGCTGGAAGAGGAGGAGGACTTAGGATGAAGATTACAGGACTAGGAGAAGCGAAGGTCATTGACGTTGGGGAACTTGTTTTACCCCGTAGGGCAGGCCCTCCCATCAAACTGGTGTTGAGGGCCTTGCCTTTGGGGTTTAACGACAGGTCGGAGGAAATGTTTCCGCGACCGACTCCCCCGATGACGGGATACGCGCGCGAGAAGAGCGGCACTAAGGGGAAATCCGTACTGGTGCGTGATCCGATGACGGGCCGCCCTCTCCCGATGTATGATGAAGCCGACCCCGCGTTCCAGGCTAAGCGCCGGGAGCGGAACCAACTCTCGACGACGGCCATGCTCCATTACGCCATGGGAGCGGACGCGAACATCGCATGGACATCGAAGCGGGATACCTTCGCCAGCGATGTCGATTTCTATAAGGCCGTCTACAAGGAGATTGTAGATTTCGGGTTCTCCATCGGCGACTTTACGATGATGGTTGAGTTCATCCTTGACATCTCCAATCTACGCGCCGATGACCTGAAAGAGGCTAAGGAGGATTTTTTATCCGAGATGTCATGACGGCACCGGAGAAGCCAGGTTTGAAACATACGGGGCGCACGATGTTGTACAGTAAGTATGCGGTTTGCGAGAGGTTCGGGATGACGCCGAGCGAGTTCAACCAGTTAGGCCGAGTCGAGCAGGTGAGGCTATTAGCGTATGAGGGGCTACGTCGCGATGAGGCGTGGGCCGCCTTCCATAAGGAATCCTGATGTTACTTGAGCGGCTAGTGGCTAGAATCGAGGGCGTGGACACCAAGTTCCAGCGCGCGATGCGCGGGGTGGAGACGGGGACCGCGCGCTCGGCGTCCAGGGTTAAGCGTCTGTGGCTAGGAGTAGGTCTAGCCATCGGCTTGGCGGTTGCCGCTGTCGTTATTTCCATAACCAGCATGGCCGCCCAGTATGAATACGAGATGCGGCAAGTCTGGACGTTGACGGATCAGACGGCGGAGGAGTTCGAGGGTTTGTCCGCCAGCGTCCTTGCAGCCGGGGCCGCAATGGGGCAGGCCGCTAACACGATGGCCAAGGCTACTTACCAAGCCGTATCCGGTAGCATCGAGTGGGAGCGGGCTACCAATTTCGTGACCTTGTCGGCTCAAGTGGCGCTGGCAGGCGCGACCGACGCCTTTACCGCCACTAACCTGCTCGTGCAGATCACGAATGCGTACAAGGAATCGTCCCTAGACGCCCACGAAGCCGCGCAAATTCTGTTCACGACGGTGAAGTACGGCGTAACCACCATTGAGCAACTGGCTCCTACCTTGGGCCGCGTGGCATCCATGGCGGCCACCGCATCGATAGATTTCAGGGACCTAGGCGCGTGGATTGCGGCCACAACCTCCGTCATCGGCGAGACCGGAATAGCCATCACGGGTACGCGCGCCATGATTGCTGGAATGATCGACCCCACGAAAGAACAGGCCGAAGCCGCGCACGCGCTTGGTATCGATTTCGGGCTGGCTGCGTTAGAGGCGCGCGGCCTATACGGCGTCATGAGGGACGTGCGCGAAGCTACATTCGGGAACGTTGAATCCCTCGTGAAATTGTTCCCGCAAATCCGCGCCCTGACGGCTGCCGCTGCGGGTTTACGGGGCGGATGGTTCCGATACCTTGAGACGTTGGAAGCCATGACCGATGAGACCAACGAGTTCGCAGAAGCCTCCGAGAAGATGTACGGTTCCACTAAGTTCATATGGAGCCGTATGGGTGCAAACATCAAGGCAGTAGGTATAGCGATTGGAACTTCGGCCAAGGAACTCACTGAGCCGTTCGCTAATTTAGTCTCGTGGCTGATAGAAACTAGAATTACATCGAGGTATGCCACCGAGGCGATGAGCAAGGCGCGGGAGCAGGTTAAGGAGTTCCGTCTAACCGCCGAGGAAACTGAGTATTGGACGGGCCGCCTCTTCGAGGCCGTGTACAAGAAGCCGGAAGCGGCCATGACGTTTCTGGACACGATCATATCGTCTTGGATGTCGGGTGCGGAAGCAGCTAGGCTCATGGGTCCGATCCTCGAGGAGATGTACGTCAAGCACCGTGATCTCATGGAGGAAGCGGCGGAGCGCGACATCCAGCTTACGGATACGGTCGCGGATGCCAAACGGACAGCCGAGAAAGCAGCCGACACCGCGCGACAGGCGGCCTTCGACGAGCACCTTGACTGGCTAGAAGGCGCTTTCGATCGTGAGACTGGCCTCTTAAACGACGCGCTCAAGGATCGCAAGAAGCTCTACGAACAATACATCGACGAGATACAGAAACTCCATAAGGAACAGGCGCTCAGGGCGGAAACGGCGGAGGAGGAGATATTCGGGCTCCGTCTAGCACGCATGGGTGAAGGGGAACAGCTAGGCGCACTCACGACGTTTGCGGAAGACTTTTTTGCGCGCGCTGAAAAAGCGATGACCGTTGGGAGCTACGAGGAGGCGCGCCGACTCTTCGAGAAAGCTATCGATTATTACACCAGAGCCGCGCAGGACGCGCCCGACCTCGACTTTGAAGGCATCGTAACCGACATCGAGAACATCCACCAGAGAATTAGTGAGGCTTTCGACTTGCAGGCGGAAGTGGCACTTGAATCAGCCAACGAGCAGGTGAATGCGATCGCCAAAATAGAAGCCGAGCTTGATGCGCTATATAAGAGGGCGCGCGAGGGCGCTGATATTATAGTTGAGGATAAGTGGGCGATGCAGGCCATTCAGGAAGTGCAAGCTGAACTCGCTAAGTTGACGGATAAGCGGATACGGATAACGGTTGAAAGAGTATGGAATCCCCCGCTTGGTTATGATCCGAGCACGGTTGATCCGGGTTGGGGCGGATTTTACCCAAGTTCGATTCCGAGGGAATCGGAGCCGAGCGGCGTTCAATTGCGACCCGCCTTCGAAGATCAGTCGCCGGGCGCGAGTCTTGGCAAGGCCGAGTTTAATATGTACTTCAATGTGCCGGTTACTAGAGAAACGGTCCGCGATGTGGTTATACCGGAAATGCAAGCGGCGGCGAAGCGCGGGCTGCTCACGCCGACGTTGGGGGGGCGGGGATGAGCGTAAAATTTCAGTTGGGCGGCACGGTCTTCTACCTTCAAAACCCGGACCTCGCTAACGCCCCTGAGAGAAGACGTATGCAGGTTATCCGCCAGGGGGCCAGCGGCTGGTACTTCGTATACGATAAGGGCCATAACACCGTGATTTGGACGCTTCGATGGAGCAACTTGCGCGAGAGTGAAAAAGTTGCTTTGGATGATTTCTTTCTGAGCACGGTGCAGGGCGCTCTTAACATCTTTTCTTTCACCGACTGGAGGGGGAATCTTAAACAGGTCCAGTTCCTGCAGTCATCCATCGAGTTTACCGAGGTGGCCGATGCGCGTGTGGGGGCCGCAACAACTTTCTCTAGCGGCGGCGTGGATTACCCCACTACGACCAGGGAAAAGGGCGTGTGGGCGACGGAGATCAAACTGCGGATAATTTAGGGGCTGTATTAGGCCATGAAGACGTTATCAGCCGCAATGAAATTAGCGCGGGCTCGCCTGGGCACGTACCCGTGGAACGTCGTGCGATTTGATTGGGGCGGGGCCATTGGCAACAAGTGGTACAGCGATATACCTAGCGGGGACGCCAGCGGCAGTTCGGCGACGAACCTTGCCGTGCGGGTTGTGGATTGGGGGGCGTATACTCTGCCGCAGGCCGAGGGCCGTACGGCGGCAGCCGTCGCAGATATTACAATCACTTTGGACGACCGTGACGGCGTGATTCGTGGTTATATGCGGTCAGTCGGTCATACTCGAATCCCGGCTACGGTCTATCAGGTATTCTCACCTGCTGGCGCTGCGGACATGATCATTCTCTTGAAGGGCGTATCCGTTGCCCCATTTCACTGGCGCGAGATGGACGGCACTATCGCCATTGACATCACGGAGCGTGCGGGCCAATTCAATCAAGTGGTCGGCACCGTGGTCACCAGCGAAGATTGGCCTTATTTAGGCGCTGACCAATCCGCGATGTTGCCTATAGTCTTCGGGCGTGTTGATCGGCGCAAAGCCTTCTTGCTTGAGGGGACCGTAGAGACCTCTCTCTCTGCACCCCTTCAACAGGATGGTTGGGACCTTTATGTGAATGACAGTGAGGACTTCCCGCAAAACACCACCATTAAGTTATGGCTTGACGGTGAAGTTATCCGGGGCCGTTTTAAAGATGGGAACAAATTCTGGACAGAATATCGTGGCGACAATTCGTATCAGGGCTTCGCCACCAGCACCGCACAGCACCTACTTGAGGTGCGCTGCACGAATCTCCCGCCACCAATAAGTCAGTATATAGGTTTGCCGATCAGCATCCAGCGGGGCTTTGGGGCCTTTGCCGAAATTTACGAGCGGCAGATTGTGGGGGTCGATGCGAGTATCTCGGCGCTTTACTTCGATAGGGTCTGCTCTTATTATGATCCAACGGGGCGGATTGTTGATTGGTACGTGGTGGGCGGCGCGCCTATCCACATTGACGGCGAAGTACGCGAGCACCAGAAAGGCACGCGCGTCATACTAAAGCGTGACGCATATACTTGGGTTGTAAACGACCAGCCAAGCAAAAGCGTGGTCGCCGTCGAGGCCTCGATTACGAACATAGCGAGGCGTAATTACTGGGGGCCGGACGACTTATTGGTTAGCGCGGCCCCTACTTCTGGTTATGCGGCAATTCCGCCGACCATGCGGACTATAAATTTATCCAATGGCGGCCTTATTGCGGGCAGGAATCTCACCACCATTACGATGACGGTATTGCCCACGATGGTCGGGCCAGAGTTCGAGTTTACCGGCGACGACCTGTACGTTACGCTAAACGGCTGCTATGACGCAGGCGGCGCTACCGTTAAAAGTCCCCCCGATGTCATCCGCGAATTAGGGTATAGATACTTGGGCATGGAGGTTGGCGATTTTGACCAAGCGAGCTTTGAGGACGTAAAGGATCAGCTTACGTGGTGCCACTTCGGCTTCATGCTGCAGGATCAATATCAGGGCCTTGACCTGTTCGCCGATCTGGCCATGCAGGCAAGGTGCATGGTCACGTGGGAGGAGGGGAAAGCAAGGCTCCGTTATTTACGGGAAGGCCCTTACGGGGTGTGTGCAGCAACTGGCGGTGAGCAGCGCGAAGCTTGGAGCTTAGAAATACACCACGAGAGTCCGGAGGATGTCATCACCGAGATCGTCGCTAAATTTACGCGCAAGGCGAATAAGAGCGCCCACCACGTAGTACGGAGTGTGGGCGCAATGGCCATCTATGGTCGTAGGGTATTAAACTTGGATTTGTGGGCGCATAACCAAATTCAGACAGTTAGACCCGTAGCCGATTTCTGGTTGGAGCGCCTATCTCATGCCCATGAAAGAGGGCGCGCTAAGACCTTTCTTCGGCTGCTTGAAGTCGAAAGAGGCGACGTTCTGGAGGTTCGGTGGACGCCTGATTTCGTGACTCTTCACGGCGAGGTTATGAGTGTGCATCATCAGTTGGGGAATGCACCTGAGGATCGCATGGACAACGTAACGCTCGAATTCCGGCTGCCGCGTTGGGGCGGCTGCGAGAGCGGATGCGAAATGCCGTGCGAAGTGGGTACTGAGATGATGTATGATAAAGCTCTGGCTGGGTGCGAATTGGCTTGTACTTACCATTGCCAGTCAACGTGCGAGGAAGCCTGTGAGATCACGTGCGTATCGGGCTACGAATTATCGATGGTCAGGAATAAGGAAGACTGGTTGGAGGGGTGCGCCTCCGCGTGCCAAGCCAACTGCACGACCACGTGTGTTGCGACTTGTCAAGTCGCCTGTGAAACCGCCTGTGCTTCGGGTTGTGAGGTCTATTGCGAAACTACTTGCGAGTCGCATTGTGAAGTTTATTGCGAGACTGGCTGCGAAACGGAGTGTGAGTCGAGTTGTGAGACGGCGTGTCAGGCGGCTTGCCAAAGCGAGTGCGAGTCGGGCTGCGAACTTGGTTGCGAGACTGGCTGCGAAACAGACTGCGAATCGGGCTGTGAAACGGAATGCGAATTGGGCTGCGAAGTCTACTGTCAGACGGGCTGCGAATCAAGTTGCGAAGCTGGCTGCGAGACTGGCTGCGAATCAGGATGCGAGATAACGTGCCAGACCACTTGCGAGGCCGGATGTGAGACCAGTTGTGAAACGGGGTGTGAGGTCACGTGCGAGACGGGATGTGAGGTTAGTTGCGAAACCGGATGTGAGGCCGCGTGCGAGAGCGGGTGCGAGGTAAGTTGCGAAGTCTCTTGTACGGCGGGCGGTTCCGAATGCTGCTACCTGCCGTGTTTCTGCTGGCACGACGATCTCGGCGATCCGTACCTTGAGGCTTGCACATATAATCCGCTCTGCGCGCCTTGGACGACGGGGAATTGCACCTATTCTCAGTACGGAGGCTGCGAGCCCGGATGCATCGACTACAATGATCTATTACCTTGGTCGTACTGGTACGAATCGAACAATTGCGCCGTATAAAGGAGCATGATGGTGGCTGTGAAGATTCCAGCGGACGTGCGAGAGCTTTTCAGGCAGTGCCCGTTCCGCGAAGTCCGGGCAGTGATCCCGGAGGGCACTGCCATCTTGAGGTCAGGCGAAGTTTCTAAGTGCTTTGCCATCGACAAGGAACTCGGATTTCCTGCCGGGTCCGTTGGCGTCCACGAAAGCACGTGCGCGGCCTGCGTTTTATCCGGGGAGCCAGGATCGCTGGAGAATGAGGCGTTCAAGGTGGATATAAGCAGCGCCGCCATCGGGCGGATCGGTTCCGGTACGTGCCCCACAGGAACGAGCCGGGATGTGATTATAAGCAAGGCTCTCGCAGTGGGCGCGGGCAAGGAGCGCCTGCGGCTTGCACTTATCCGTGGAGTCAGCACGGTCGAAAGACTAAAGGCCGAAGGCAGAATCGATCCGGTGAATCCATTGACGGAAGAGGAGGCCATGCGCTTGGCCACAGAGTATGATCTACTGGAAGAGGTTGCGCCATGAGCGTCAAGGAGGATTTCGCAAAGCAGTTGCGATTAGCGGCGAAGATAGGCCGGGCATCGGGCAATCTGTCCGCAGTGCCGGAGGAAGTACGGAAGCAGCGCGAGGAAGCCTGCCGCGAGTGCTCCGCAAACGAAGTAGTGGATGGACGACCGCGCTGCTCCTATTGCGGCTGCGACGTGGAAGCACGACTGTCAAAGGCCGATGCCCTTTGCGCGAAGAATCTATGGCCCGCACTGACTGAGGAAATGTTAGGATTGCAGGATTAGGGGGGATAGGATGCTTAGAATACTGAACGCGGGCGCGGCACCTACAACCGGGACACTGCCGGGCGCAGCCGAGCCTCAAGTAACTTTCTTTGCCGTGCTTGGGGATCACTTCATATACGACGCTAATAGTATGGCCCTGGCGCATGTGGAGCCGGGGTTGTGGCGGACGTTGCGCGATAACGCGAGCGCGGGCGAGGAGTTCGGCGGTATATTCTGGAGCCGTAACAAGCCGCAATTTCATTCATACCCCCCAAGAACCCAAGCCCTCGTACTGAATGTGACCCATAACTGTAATCTCGCGTGCCGGTACTGCTTCGTCCGTAATATAGACGATTACCGGCGTGCGCGATTGCCTGAGATGACGTACGAGACTGCCATTGAAAGCATTCAGCATTTTTTCCCGCGCGGTAATAAGGTCCGTATTGATGTGGGGTTTTTTGGCGGGGAGCCCTTTTTACGGTGGAACCTCATGAAGCGCGTGGTCGAATGGGTCGAGAACGAGGCGAAGCAGCGCGGCGTCGAAAGGAAATTTTACGTAACCACCAATGCTACGCTCGTCGATGAAGAGAGGGCTAAATGGTTAGCGCTGCATGAATTCAGTCCAACAGTTAGCCTGGACGGCAACGAGGTCACGCACAACGCCATGCGGCCTAGCCGAAACCCCAAACAAAATAGCTGGCTGATGACGATGAAGGGGCTGGAACAGTTGGCGGCTGTCGGTCTCGGATTACGGGTAACGCTGCGTAGCACCTTTACAGGTGAGGGCGTCGATCTGACTGAGCGGTTGCGCGATTTGAACACGCTCGTCTGGCGGGGTATGGGCGGCGCTGTAGCCGTCGAGCCCTCTTCCCTCTCCGAAGCTAGCTGCATTGACGCTAGCGCCACCAAAGGACTCGTTTTCGATCCTAATAATATCCGAGCGCAACTTGGGTTCCAATACGAGCACGCGGCGGAGTGGTACATCGAGCAAATCAACGACGGTCGTAGGCCGCACTTCCATCACTTCGACATCTTTATCCGCCGACTCCTATGGTGCGAGCGCAATCCTTCGGAATGCGGGGCCGGTAAAGGGTATATATGTATAAATCCGGAAGGCCACGTCCACGCTTGCCACCGAGAAACGCGATCCCGGATAGGTGCATTACCTTATGGGATTGATGAGGAATTGCGGACGCCGTGGCTGGACAACCGGCTGTACGCGC